ATTGGTTAGAAGCAGCAGAACAGATGCAGGATTCAAGATGGTACAAACAAGTGACAAACAGAGCCGACAGACTAATTTTACGGATGAGAGCAGTAGGCTTGAATTAGAAAAACAAAGACGTAGGGATGCTCATAAGAAAGCATTGCATAAATACTTTAAACCTACGACAATGAAGTTTAAAAAAACATAGAAGGAGAAAAATAATGGCTGCAAAAAATATTACAACAGCAATGTTTAAGGCAATTAATAATTTAACAAAACCTATGCAGATAAGAGTGTTAAAAAAATTAGGTATATACGTTCCTAAAGATGCTCCCGGAAGAACTGCTAAAGAAGCAGGTATAAATGTTGGTAAGATAAGAGTTGCAGCTAAAGAAGCAGCAGACCAATGGAAGGGTGGAGTAAAAGGAGTAGGAGCATCTGCTGCTGTTGTAGCGACTTATTCTGCTAGTGATTTTATACATGATTTACTTGGAATAGGTAAAGCCGATGCACCTGAACTACCTAAACAAAAAACATCTTCTAATGCTAGTCTTAAATCAGAAACAACTACAGGTTTAAAAAAACCTAATGTAAAATTACCAGTATCGAAACCTAAAATGTATAAAACAGTTGGTGGTGTTAAGCTAACGGAACAACAATATTTAAAGTATTTAGATGAGGGTAAAGATTATTTAGATAAAATTAAAAAGACTGTAAAAAAAGTAGCAGGTAGTAAAGGTATGTATGTAAAAGGCAAAAAAAGAACAGGTCATACAGATTATAGAAAAGGTGGGATGGTTTTAAGTCGTGGCTAGAAAATTAACTGAAAGACAACAAAAATTTATAGATGCTTTATTTGCTGAAGCAAATGGGAGTCTTAAAGATGCTAAGATTATTGCAGGATATTCACCTAATACAAATAACCATGAGATAATAAAGTCAATGAAAGAGGAGATATTAGAAGCTACACAAACCTATATGGCAAGTAATGCACCTCTTGCTGCAATGGCTATGGTTGGTGGCTTGTACGACCCTACAGAGTTAGGTATTCGTGATAAAATGGCTGCGGCTAAAGATTTATTAGATAGAGCAGGTCTTGTAAAAACAGAAAAAATGCAGGTAGAATCAAGTGGTGGTGTTATGTTATTGCCACCTAAAAATGAAAGTAGTGATGAGTAGAAGTTTAGGTAAATGGAAGTTACCTCAACCTACAGACATGAAAGACGATTCTGAATGGTTACAGATACCTAGAATGGCAAGGACTATACCGTTTGGTTATAAGCAGAATGAAGATGACCGAGAAATACTTGACCCTATTGAGTTAGAATTAGAAGCATTAGAATTAGCAAGAAAACATATAAAACAGTATTCATACAGAGAGGTAGCAAATTGGCTGACAACAAAAACAGGAAGAACTATATCTCATGTAGGTTTAAGAAAAAGATTGGCTAATGAGCAGCAGCGTAAGAACAAAGTTAAAACTCTCAAAATCTGGGCTGACTACGTTACGAAGACAATCGAGAAAGCGAAAGCCATCGAAACTCAAAGAACAGGTGCTAGAACCTAAAAAGGTAAAAGTACAAAGTTTTGATGATGTAGAAAAGCTACCAGAAGAAGAGCATAATGTAGCTTTTAAACCAAATAAAGGTCCTCAAACAGAATTTCTAGCTGCAGGAGAAAGAGAAGTTTTGTATGGGGGTTCAGCAGGTGGTGGAAAATCATTTGCTATGTTAGCAGACCCACTACGTTATATGGGTCATCCACAATTTAGTGGGTTACTTCTACGTCATACCACAGAAGAGTTAAGGGAACTAATATTTAAATCCCAAGAACTATACCCTCAAATATGGAAAGGGATTAAGTGGTACGAAAGAAAGATGCAATGGGTAGCACCATCAGGTGCAAGACTATGGATGTCTTATCTTGATAGAGATGAAGATGTTATGCGTTATCAAGGTTTAGCCTTTAGTTGGATAGGCTTTGATGAATTAACACAATGGGCATCCCCTTTTGCTTGGAACTATATGCGTTCACGTTTACGTTCTACAGCACCTGATTTACCAATTTATATGAGGGCTACAACCAATCCGGGTGGAATTGGTCATATGTGGGTTAAAAAAATGTTTATTGACCCTGCTCCATATGGAAAGTCATTTAATGCAACAGATATTGAAACAGGGGAAGACCTTAAATACCCAGCAGGACACCAAAAAGCTGGAAAATCCTTATTTAAACGGAGATTTATTCCTGCAAGATTATCTGATAATCCATACCTCGCAGAGTCAGGAGATTACGAAGCCATGCTTCTCTCCTTACCTGAACAACAAAGGAGACAGTTACTTGAAGGTGATTGGGATATTAAAGAAGGTGCTGCGTTTACCGAATTTAACAGGGATATACATGTGGTTGACCCATTTTCTATTCCTAGTAACTGGGTTAAGTTTAGGGCTTGCGATTATGGTTACGGAAGCTATTCAGGTGTTCTTTGGTTTGCTGTCTCGCCATCTGAACAACTTATCGTCTACCGTGAACTCTATGTATCGAAAGTTCTGGCAACAGACTTAGCCGATATGGTTCTTGAGTTAGAGTCAGAAGATGGAAATATCAAATACGGAGTTTTGGATTCTTCTTTGTGGCATAAACGTGGTGATACTGGTCCATCTTTGGCTGAACAAATGATTATGAGAGGGTGTCGTTGGAGACCTTCAGATAGAAGTAGAGGTTCTCGTGTATCAGGTAAAAATGAAATACATAGAAGATTACAAGTTGACGAATTTACAGAAGAACCTAGATTGATATTTTTTAATACTTGTACTAATATGGTAGCCCAACTACCATCTATACCTTTAGATAAGAAAAATCCTGAAGATGTAGATACTAAAGCAGAAGACCATTTGTACGATGCATTAAGATATGGTGTAATGACAAGACCTAGATTTAGTATTTTTGATTACGACCCTCATGGCAGACCATCAACAAGTATGGCAGTTGCAGATGCAAAATTTGGATATTAAAGGATAAACTATGGCAGAAAATGATGAATTAAGTATAGAAGATGATGCAATCTCTTTAGAGGATGTAGATGATTCTGTTGTACAGGATACGGATGTAGGTAATCTTGTTAATTTTGTACAAGGTCAATATAAAAAAGCTGAAGACTATAGAGAGCAAGATGAGGATAGGTGGTCAAGAGCCTATAGAAATTATCGTGGTCTGTATGGTCCTGATGTACAGTTTACAGAAGCTGAAAAATCAAGGGTGTTTATAAAAATAACAAAAACTAAAACTCTTGCAGCATATGGTCAAGTAGTTGATGTTTTATTTGGGGGTAATAAATTTCCAATAAGTATCGAGCCTACTGAATTACCTGATGGAGTAGTAAAAGATGTTAGTTTTGACCCTAAAGAACCTCAAGAACTTAGAGGAGATACGACTTTATCTTCTCCGTATGGTTTTGCTGGGGATGGTAAGGAATTACCTGCTGGTGCAACTGCACAAAGTTTACAAGAAAGTCTTGGTCCTCTTCAAGAAAAACTTCAAGATGTAGATAATCTAAAAGAAGGTGTAGGTAAAACACCTACGTCTATTACATTTAGCCCAGCTATGATTGCTGCTAAATCTATGGAAAAGAAAATTACTGACCAATTAGAAGAGTCTAATGCTTCTAAACATTTACGAAGTACAGCCTTTGAAATGGTTTTATTTGGTACAGGTGTTTTAAAAGGACCTTTTGCCATAGATAAAGAATATCCAAATTGGGATGAAAATGGTGACTATAATCCTGTATTTAAAACTGTACCCCAAATTAATAATGTGTCAATATGGAATTTTTATCCTGACCCTGATTCACGCAGTATGGAAGAAGCTACTTATGTTGTTGAAAGACATAAGATGTCTCGTTCTGAATTACGAGGTTTAAAAAGAAGACCTTACTTTAGGGATAATGTTATTGAAGAAGCCATACAGGAAGGTGAAAACTACACCAAGAAACACTGGGAAGATGATTTAGCTGATTATTCTCCTGAATATTCAATAGAAAGATTTGAAGTATTAGAATATTGGGGAATATGTGACGTACAGATGCTCATAGATGATGGGGTAGACATACCAAAAGAAATGAAAGAATTTGAAGAAATTCAATGTAACATATGGATATGTAATGGTAAATTATTAAGAGTTGTTATTAATCCATTTAAACCTGCTTCTATACCTTATATGGCTGCACCTTATGAATTAAACCCATACTCATTTTTTGGTGTTGGTTT